TTATGGACGGCCTCCTACTTCCTCGTTTACGCCAACATAACTAACCCGGAACGGTACTGGATCGGTCACGCGGAACTCAAAAAGACCGCCGGGATCTCTAAATTGCCCCAATGCGCGCCACTCAACCCGTTTTCTATATTTACCCTGCGCGCCCAGCGACTTTTGCCGCCAATCACCCCAAGTCTGCCCCGCGTCTCGGCTTTTTCGCATTTCGACAACGGGGTCGGCATACCCGCCCGTCAAATATGGCGTCTGACCTGAATTTGTCCTGATACGGAGGTTATGGACCATTGCGCTGCCGCCGTTGAGTGGGAATCCCGCGCGAAAGCGTCTTTCTAAAACTCCTCCCAAGTCAGTATGCAGCGCGCTAAACTTCAAAATACCGCCACCTGCGCTTGACCCGAATAATTCAGCATCCCAGCATTTAGGCAACCAGTTTGCAATTCCATAACTTGCAAATTCTGACCATTGCCCTGTTCGGATATTAAGCGAATATGTGGACGTATCGAGCCGGACGCAAAGAAACTTGTTACCGTCTAACTCAAACTGCCATAGATTCGCGGTTGCGCTGCCTTTAATGCGTTCTTCAATTCCTTGGTCGCTGGCAGCGAGTGGTATCCCATCACCTCCCAGCCGATAAAGGATATTATCATCGCCAATCCAATAAACCGTATTGTCAATGTTTTGCGCGCATCCGGTTGAATGGATACCCCGATCGATAACCCGTCCAGTGATAGGCGCGAACGGCAAAAGGCTGTCGCCTGTAACCTGCCAAAATTCAATGCTGTTTGCGCCCAGAAAAACTAGCATATCGTTCAAGACGACCATATCTAAAATCTGGTCAGGTTCTTTTTGCGCGGTGGCAAAATCGAGCCCATCCCATGACGAACCATCTAGCGCCGTCGAGAAATAAAACCGCTGTGAATTTGCCGGGATTGCAAGAAAGAAGTCTGCAAGAAACCCTAATTTTATCACGTTTTGAGTGTCCGGGAACGTAACCGATGTTAGACCCGCCGCAACATAGCGCCATATTGCCCCACCACGCGTTATCAGCAGTTCATCCTCTGCATCGGTGTCATCGCCAGTATATGCAAAGCTAACGACGCCAGTGCCGCTTATACTGCCTAGAGATACCCCATCCTTGTAAAGAGTAGTCGCATTGACCGTAAATACCGACTGGCTAAACAATCCATCCCGCTTGATGATTGCATCAACACTGCCTGTTCCCCATGTGTTTTCCGTAATAAGCCCGGGGCGGGTTTGGAGGACAACGCCTTCACTCATTGTCTTTTCGGCATACATATTAACAACCGGCAATTCTGCAAGATCGCCCTCGGTACGCTCATATGCGGATTTGCCGTAGAAAATTTCCATTAGTCGCCGCCAAGCATATAAGACGCGGGCCGGTAATTATCGAACATTTCCCTTTCGGCCTGCATCGCGTTGGCCACTAAATCAGGGGTTGGTTGTTTGCCGAATAATCGGGCGCATTTAACCGCAAGATTAAGAAAAATCGTTTCGGCTAATTCTTCAGGGCAATCAATGGTTTCAGAACCGTCTGTGATAGTGTCCATTTTGCGGTCAATATCAATTTTCAAAGTTGCATTGGCAGCAGGGACCGGCCAAACGTAAATCGTCAAATCATCAACGCTGCGGTCAACATAGTAAATTGTCGAAACACCAGCAGCAGCCTTATTCGGCAGCCTGTAATAATCATCCCGCTCATAGCGCATCATCTGGCGTTCATTGGTGGCACTTTCATAATACCGTGCGCCGTTCACACCCCGAACATATGCGGGCAGTGCTGCATTGGCAGTGCCTCCGGTAATGACTTGTGATATTGTTTCTTGTTTCCAAAGCAGCCCGCGCGACTGCCATGTTTTAAGCATCGCGTTCAGACGGCGGAGGCAAGCGGCAAGCTCTTCTGGTTCAGGCGCGTCGTCTAGCCCAATGATCGCATTGTCCTGAAGCGCCGCGATAACAATATCACGTGCGGATAATGAAAAAGCCGTGTTGCCGCTAGTGGTCATCTATAAGTCTCCTGCGGTGGTGGCGTTGGCTGTCTCGGTGTCTGAATTGTCAGGGCGGGCGTTGCGCTTTGGCACACCTTCTGCGATGACTTTCGGAGGCGTTAATTCCTGGGGCTTGTGGTCAAAGTCTGCATTGCAAACCATCAAACCCGTCCACTCGCGGCGAAGTTCAGACAGGGGATACTCAAACCCGCACCTGTCGCACAAGCTGCGAACCTTTCCATTTATATATGTCATATGATAGCGGCGGGGCTGTTACACCCCGCCATTACCTCTAGCCTGCGCCAGCCGAACCGAATACGCCGCGCCAGTCGGCCCATCCGGTGGCGTAACGCTCGGTGGCTTTTGCCAGCGCGTTCTCAGTGTTGAAGTCATTATCCTTCGTGAACTCCATGCCCCGGCGGTCAAACGACAGCAGGGAATACGGAATATCAGTAGTCAGGAACCACGCATCCGTGTCGGTCAGATACGGGTCCATGACGATCTGATCGACAACACCCTTTACCTTCAACGCATTGATGTTGTTGGTGTTGGTGGCGTCGCTGGACGCGCCGCTTTGCAGATCGGAATCCAGAATACGCATTGCATTTGCCCACTCGCTGGGATGAATGATAAGCGTTTTCGGTTTAGCCGCGATTTTCAGCCCGCGACTATTTTCCATCAGCATGATGTTGGTTGCTGCGGTTTCCAGCGCAGTTTCCGACAAATCGGCAGCGGTCAACAGGTTTGACTGCACACCGCTAACGGTAGGATGCGCGGCAGAAAACAAAGCCACGCCGTCGCCGCCGAGATACGAACCGCTAAACCCGCGATTCAGTACGTTGGCATGAACGATACACTTGGTGCTTGCCATAGACCGAGCCAGTTCCCCGGAACGCCGCGTCGCAATCATGCTATACTGATTATCTTCGATAGCCTCCCGCGTGACGGCATAGCCGAGACCATATACAACATTGGTAAAGCGGGTCTTATAGCCCTCGCCGTCCGTGTCATACTGGATCGATGCGCCTTCTGATTTCGTAGGTGCAAGGCCAAAGCCGGTTGCCTCTGCGATTTCTTCATACGCCTTATTGCTCGTTTCCATCTGGAAATACGATTCAAATGGTTTGGGCTGTTCCTTGTAGGACTTCCCGAACCAAGCTTTTACCCCCGGCCACAATGCCGAAGGATGATTTGAGCGTGTAATAGCCATTTCTTATTCCTTTATACGCCGGTCGTGCCAGCAGCAGCGGTTTGAGCGGATTCGACAATGCTAACGATAACCTTGGCATTAGCCCCGATTACGTTGTCAGCACGCTGCACAAATCCATGGATGCGCATTTGAGCGGTCGTGGTTGCCTTAGTTGAAGTGTCCAGTTCATAGCCGGAACGCTTGCTATAGATATTGCCCGCAGCAGCTACCAGATCGGCATTCAAGCCAATATCAGCAGCAGCCAAAGCGCCTCCAGCTGCATCCTCCTGCACTTCAAAAAGAAGGTTAGGGTCGTCTGCGACCAGCACATAGTCAGCCGTCGAAGCAGTGCGATAACCGCGATTGATTGCGGTAGTAGAACCAGCAGCAGCTACGCTCTGTGGGCCAAAGCCAACAACAACGCCCGTAATACGGTCACCAGCAGCTGCTAGCGTGACGGTTGAAACACCGTCAGCATCGCCGCCGCCTGCAATCAATACAGGATCGCCAATAAATAGCGCCGAGCTGTCGCCAGCCGGTACATAGTACATGTTTGCAGCGCCGTTATACGGAGCGCCGCCCTTATAACCAACGGGACGAAGCCCGAATGGTGCATCTGAATTTGCCATTTCTGTTTCCTAAAGTTTGTTGCCCGGGACTGCATATTGATCAGCCCCCGCAGCAATGGCTTGTTCGGCAGTGGGTTTGGAAAGAGCATTTTTCTGCAAGGCGTCGATACGCGACATTTTCTCTGCGCGGTCTTCGTCCATCAGTTTTTTGGGCTTCATCAGCAAAAATTGCTTGATGCCGTTTCCGGTCTTATCCGTCCCGCCGTGAATGTGTTTGACGCCGGGAACTTTATCCCAGTCGTCGTTTACGGTTAGCTGCTGCATCCGGCCTTCAGTGTCAGACCCCCATCTAAACTCCATATCAGGGTGTAGTTTCTGCACTTC